TTCCTCACGATGGAGATGTATGGAGATGTATAAATAATAAATACTTTGAAAAATTAGGATATACTTCTCATCACCCAAGAGGTTCTTTTGCTAAAAAGACGAGAGCAGAAGGAGTAGTCACAACTTTACTTGATGTTAAATGGCAAGTAGGAAAATCAGGTTGTGTATCTCCAGTTGCAATTCTAGAGCCAGTAAATATAAATGGAGCCAATGTTAGTAAAGCAACTCTACATAATATGGCAATCATAGAAAGTCTAGGACTAGAGATTGGTTGCAAAGTAGAAGTTATACGAGCAGGTGAGATAATACCACAAGTAGTAGCGAGGGTAGACTAATGCGTTTATCCATAGCCTGCCACAGATGTGATGGAATGAAGTTTGAGACTTGTACTTGTAAAATGATTAACGAATTTATAGAAGACAACAAACAAGCTAACATTTTTCTTAATGATAAAGGATATGTAGTTGACTTAATAGAGAATAATTACATACAAGACACTAGAAGGCTTTATGCTCATAGTATATATTATGCAGAAGATGTTGCAAATAATTGGATTACAGGAATAATAAAAATTAACAAAGGAGAAGAACATGGCTAACCATGTGTATTTTAATATCAGTATAGAAACTGATGATAAACAAAAATTAAGTGAAACTCTTGACTTTGCAGAAACAGATAATGGCGAAATGAAATGGAAAACATGGGAAGCACACTTATTCCCTATATATCCTGAGCCTTACTCAGAGGATAACTGGTATCAATGGGGTTGTGACAATATGGGTGCCAAGTGGGTATCTATAGAAGAAGCTGAGATATATTATATAAATGGTCATTCTGCTTGGAGTCCCCCTATTCCAATGCTAAATTATCTAGCAGAATATTTGGGAGGAGAAACTACTTTAAGAATGACATATGAAGACGAGTTCAGAAACTTCATAGGCGTAGCTTATGCTCATGGAGATGGAACATCTGGATTTGACGAACTAGACGGAGATGATGTTACTCAGTGGTTGCTAGACCCTCTTAACATAGAAGAGATACCTGATGACTTTGAGTGGTGGGAACCACACCCAGCCTTAGATGGTTGGTCACCACAAGAATACTTAGATGAAAAAGTCAACGAGTGGTTCAATGAAGTTTAGACTAGGTAAGTGGACATTAAATTGGGAACAACCCGATGAAAGAACTATGATGATTCATAAAGAAACTTCATTTTCTATTCTGTCGGGATTGATTACCCAAGCCCCACTAGTATTCTTTTCTAACTGGTTCATGTTAGATGTTATGCAAATACAAAGTTCTTTTACTATCACATCAGTAAATATTATATTACTCACAATCGTTGGATATATAAGAGTATTTTACACTAGAAAATATTTTTCTAATAGATACGATAACTAATGGCAGGAGTATATAATCAAACATATTTCAACAATCACCCTCACGAAAAAGAACGGGAGGGTGTATTGTATGGAGTTGTATTAGTAAATCAACGAACATTTGAAAGAGAGTGTATAAAAGTAGGAATTGCAAGTGGAAAAGACTGGCGTCATGTTATTAAAAGAAGTCGTGGATTCAAAGGCTACGATTTACGAATCCAGAGAACCTATCACGACACTATATACAACTGTTGGAGAATAGAGCAAGAGCTACACGAGAAGTTTAAAGACGATAGTTATTCTCCATCTCAGAAATTTGGTGGACACACAGAGTGTTTCAAAATTTCTTCCCTTATTTTATCCCACTTTCCAAAAAATAATTCTTGACAAATGGTTACTCGTTTGTTATAATATATTCATATTTGAGAGAAATAGACTTTGAAAGAAATAATACCGCCAACAAATTGTCCAGCATGCAGTAGCATACTTGAACTTATTGGTGACCAGTTATTCTGTCAGAGTTCTGATTGCTCTGCAAAATCAGCAAAGCGTATTGAACACTTTGCAAAAACACTAAAAATCAAAGGACTCGGTCCCTCCACTATAGAGAAACTAGGTCTTATTGATTATCACGATATTTATTCACTATCCCAAGAAGAAATATCGTTTCTGTTGGATTCAGAGAAACTAGGTACAAAGCTACACGCAGAAATAGAGAAATCAAAGGGCGTTGACCTTATCACTCTTCTTCCAGCATTTTCAGTGTCCCTAATCGGACGAAGTGCCTCTAATAAATTAGCACAAAAGATATCCGCAATAAGCGATATAACCCACGAAACTTGTAAAGAGGCAGGTCTCGGACCGAAAGCGACACAAAATCTAATGGACTGGTTAATAGATGTATTTCACTTTCAGAAATACTATGAGCTTCCCTTTTCTTTTACTTGTGAAAAGCAGGTAAAAGTCAGCACTACTGACAGTAAGGGAACAGTTTGCATATCGGGTAAGTTAAAAAGCTACCCAACAAAAGCAGCCGCTAGACAAGTATTAGAAAAATACGGCTACATTGTAAAAGACAACTTAACTAAAGATGTTACCATCTTAGTTAATGAAAGTGGAATAGCAAGTGCAAAAACTAGAAAAGCAGAAGAAATGGGAATAACAATAATTAACAACTTAAAAACAATATTAAAAAAATAGGAAATAAAATGGCATTACCAAAATGGACAGACGAAAGAACTCAGTCTCTTGTAGACTTCGTCGGAAGTGAGTCACCTATTTCTCAAGCTACAGTTGCTAACGCAGCTGATGAACTAGAAACTTCAACAAGAAGTGTTAGTTCTAAATTGAGAAAAATGGGGTATGATGTTGAATTAGCATCTGCTTCAGCTTCTAAATCATTCTCAGATGAGCAAGAAGCAACTTTAAGTGCTTTTGTTACTGATAACTCAGGACAATACACATATGCAGAAATTGCAGAAAACTTTGAAAACGGACACTTTAGTGCGAAGTCAATTCAAGGTAAAATTCTTTCTATGGAATTAACAAACCATGTCAAGCCAGCTCCTAAAGTAGAAACTGTTAGAACTTATACTCCTGAAGAAGAGTCAACATTTGTAGAAATGGTTAACAACGGCTCTTTTGTTGAAGAGATTGCTGAAGCCTTAGGCAAGTCAGTAAACTCAATCAGAGGTAAAGCTTTATCATTACTTAGAAGTGGTGAGATTGGTGGTATTCCAAAACAAAGAGAAACTAAAGGTTCAAGCAAAGCTGATGTTCTTGCTGACATTGATATTACTGAAATGACTGTTGAGCAAATCGCAGATGAAATCGGTAAAACTGTAAGAGGCGTTAAAACAATGTTAACCAGAAGAGGTTTACAATGTGCTAATTACAACGGTGCAGCTAAAAAAGAAATAGGTTAAACGCAAATTTCATTTAGTCGGCAGGGGCATTTGTCCCTGCCTTTTGTTGCTTTGAGAGAGGGTTATTATGAATATTGCGAGTGCGCTACTAAAACAGATTATAGTTCAGAAAGATTTAGACACATGGGCTAAATTAAAAGAACATTACTTACCTGGCGAGTATCAGCCGATATTCCGTATCTTGGATAAACACATAGATAATTACCAAGACCTTCCCAAATTTGAAGACCTGTCATATGAAGTCCGAGACAGGCAACTCCAAGAAAAGATTTCCGCTATCGCAACAATAGATGTTGAGGTAGACGCTTGGCTTTTATTAGACTATCTAAAGAATGAATATGCACAAGTAGAAATCCTAGATGAGTTAGATAAGTACATTGATAGTACAGTTGCAATGGCTTCAGCAGAAGAAAACATAGAACAACTACAAGAAATAGTTTTAAGAGTAAGTGACAAGGTAGATGTCAAACCACCCGAAGAGAGTATGCAAAGTATATCTCTTTTTGAAGATGACAAAGAACTGGCGAGGTATTTACCCTTAGGACTCAATAGTGAATATGATTCACAAATACAATTTTCTCCTAGAGATTTAGTTCTCGTTGGAGGGCGACGTGGTGCAGGTAAATCACTTACTTGTTGTAATATTGCTTCTAATGTATATGAGAATGGCAGAAGTGCCCTTTACTTTACAATAGAAATGGATAGTAGAAGTATTCTACAAAGAATATGTTCTATTGCAACAAAGATACCACTTAAAAGACTTAGAAGTAAGATGTTATCATCTGAAGAATGGAATCTAGTCGGAGGCTGGTGGGCTGGTCGTTTTGATGGCGGACATGAGTTATTACCTGAGTTTGAAAAAACTCATGACTTTGATAACTTTCATAAGAACCTAACAAAACTTCCCTTACACAAAGAAAAGCAGTTAGATGTTATCTATGACCCTGCTTTAACTCTCTCAAAAATTCAGTCCGAGTTAGATAAGAAAGTTAACCAACTTGATGTTGGTGTAGTTATAGTGGATTACCTGAACCAAGTTCGTCGCCATAATGCTCCCACTCGTTCTGGTCAATACGATTGGACTGAGCAAATAGAAGTAAGTAAGAAAATGAAATTATATGCACAAGAATATGAAACACTATTCTTCGCCCCATATCAGACAGACGCTAGTGGAGAGGCTAGATTTGCAAAGGGTATACTTGATGCAGCAGATGCAGCGTACGCTCTTGAAACTTGGGAGCAACAAGACGAGTGTATGACATTTAATTGTGTAAAAATGAGAAGTAACAGAATGGAAGGATTTACAAGTGCAGTTGACTGGGAAACACTAAAGATTGGTCCGCAGTCAGTATTAAATCCAAAAGAAAGAGAAGCCGTAAAAGAAAGCATGGCTACAGGAGAAGAAGTAGATGACATCTGAAGATTGGGACATGCTTCCTGATGTGGAAGACTTAGAGAAGATAGTAGACCGAGAACTTAAAAAGTTAGAGGACTTTGAGAAACATAAAGCAATATCTAAACTTTTAGAGATACCTTTGAAATGTCCACATTGTGGAGAAATATTAAAGAAAGATGAAAACATTAGTTGAAAAAGGCGAAGGTTATAGAATATTTTTTGATAAACTATTTGGCTTAGTGCCATATTATTTATTGGAAGATACAAGAAACGCAGTACAAAAACAAGGCACTTGGATAGGTGTAAAAACTACGAAACACTATTGTAAACCACTAATAAAAGTAAAGAGAGCATTAAAATGATACTGTATACAGAAAAACAATTACAAACAGCATATATATTGTATGTAAGAGAATTACATAAATATAATATAAGTAATAAACTATATATAAGAATACCCACAGTAGAAGAGTTTAGACTTATATACGAAGAAGAAATGGAAGACGAATATGGCAGCAGATAGAATTAGTAAAGAAACAGCAGACTTAGTAGCATTGCCTCCCTATGAGTGGGAGATATGCACAGTTAGATTTCTACTTTATGAACCAAAGATAATGGAGAACATAGAAAGAGTACCAGTAAATGAACCTCTAGTAAAGAGTGTAACAGAACATGGTATAATGAATCCAATACTATGTATGCCAAACTACTACCCAATAGCAGGTAGTCAAAGAATGAGAGCGCTAGTAGAAGTAGTAAAAACAAACCCAGAGTTTTATGAGAAAAAGATAAATGTTTGTAGATTTACAAAAGAGTGGTGGAACTTATACTACTTATGGTCAGACAAAGAATTTAGAGACAAAGCTATAGCAATATGGTTTCAGATGGCAGAGTTAGTATGGAAAAGTAAATACTATGACCACGACACAGATGGAGAAACAAAAATGACTGACTTTGAAGAGTTTGGAGATAAACTAAAATGGAGACATAATGAATCTTGAACTAGATGATTTAATTGTAGTGCTTTGCTTAGGAATATTAGGCACAGTAGTTGTAGGAGCAGCTTACTTAATGATAGTAGGAATAGTATGACAGAAAAACACTTTACACAAACAGAACTTAACTTTAAACCTCCAGAAGCAACAGAAAAAGACTTTGAAGAGTGGGAAGAAAAAGAATTAAACTGGTGGGCAGATAAGCAGTTGCTTATAGTTGCTATTGCAGTTGTAATTCAATTCAGCATGTTAGGTTTTATGTTTTTAGTGATGGGAATGAATCAGGTGATATTTAATGGCTAATCATGAATCTAATTCTAAAAGGTGGCAGGACAATTCTGATGGTTGGGTAAAGGCAATGCATGAGAGTAGAAAGAAAAAACTAGCAAAACAAAAATGTAATCATGGTGACTTTGAGTGGTGTGATAACTGCTTAGTTACGATAGACGGAGAAAAATTAGTACCAGTATGACAGTAGAAGAACTATTACAAGAAAGAAAAATACCTTATAAGTTATCTCCTGCAGATGCGGTAGTTTCATGTCTAAGTCCTGACCACGATGACAACAACCCAAGTATGAGAATAGATAGAATTACAGGAGTATTCAACTGTTTTTCTTGTGGTTTTAAAGGCAACTTATTTAATTACTTTGACGCTCCGTCAAACCCATTAGATATACGCCGAGAAAAAGTTAGAAGAAAGATAGACGAAAAGAGAGCATCATCAGTAGGTCTGAAGATGCCAAAAGATTTTATGCCTTATGTAGGAAACTGGAGAGGTATCAAACCAGACACGTATAAATTGTTTGATACATTCTTACACCCAGACAAACCTTTCACAGGCAGAATATCTTTCCCAATCAAGGACTTGACTGGGAGAATAGTAGCATTTAACTGCAGAACACAGTCACCAACTGATGTTCCTAAGTATTTAATTCACCCCCCGAAAGCAGTTATGCCACTATATCCTAGCCAAGTTCGCCCTATAAAAGGAAGAGTAATATTAGTAGAAGGAATATTTGATATGCTAAATCTACATGACAAAGGACTAGAAAATGTTATGTGTTGTTTTGGAACTAGAAATGTAGATATAGATAAGCTAAAACTATTAAAAATGCAAGGAGTAACAGCAGTAGATATTCTATTTGACCCAGATGAGGCAGGTCAAGAAGCTGCACTAAAACTTGAAGAGATGTGCGATAGTGCAGAAATATTACATAAAAATATTAAAATACCTAGAAATCTAGGTGATGCGGGAGCATTAACAGTAGAAAAAGTAAAACAATTAAAGGAACAATTATATGGCTAAAGTAGCAGTAATAGAAAGTAAACCAAGTCGTAATGACTATGTAAAATTATTTAACAATGAGTTTGAATTTGATAGATTAGCATTATGTTCTGACCCAACAATAAAGAAAGTATTAAAACGAGATGTAGATTTAGAAATAGAGATTGATAACTATGACTGGATAATACTTGTAGGCTCAGAAGCATTGAAGCATTTTACAAAAGAAAACTCTGTAACTGAGTATAGTGGTAGAGTAGTAAATGATAAATACCTGCCAGTAATAAATCCAGCCATGCTAACTTTCAAACCCGAGGCAAAGAAAACTTGGGAAGAGTCTTGTGAGAATATTAAAAAGTATATTGCAGGAGAACTAAAACAAGCAAAGCTAGATAAAGATAAGATGTATGGCATAACAGAGAGTAGTGACCTATATGTATTTTTAGATAACGCACTAAATCATGACAATGATTTTATAGCTCTTGACTCAGAAACAACAGGACTATATCCAAGAGATGGTTATATGTTAGGTATTAGTTTATCTTATGAAGATGACCATGGAGCATACATTGACTGTGATTGTATAGATGAGAAAGCAGAAAAATTACTTCAACAACTCTTTGATAAAAAGAGAGTAGTATTTCATAATGCTAAATTTGATATTGCTTTCTTTGAGTATCATTTTAACTTCAGATTTCCAAGATTTGAAGATACAATGCTACTACATTATATGTTAGATGAAAATCCAGGAACACATGGATTAAAACAACTATCACTTAAGTACACACCATATGGTGATTATGAAAAACCTATGTACGAGTGGATAGATGATTTTTGTAGAAGAAATGGTATATTGAAAAGTAGTTTTACTTGGGACATGATACCTTTTGATATAATGAAAGACTACGCTGCAATGGACGCAGTTTGTACTTTTTTGCTTTTCAAAAAGTTTGAAAATGCTTTAGTAAAAAATGAAAGACTCTATGGGGTTTACAAAAATATTCTAATAGAGGGAACTAAGTTTCTAATTGATGTACAAGACAATGGAGTTCCTTTTGATAAAGACAGACTACAAAGGTCAACACACTTAATGCAAGACCAGATTGATGAAGCAGTACAAAAACTATACGAGTACGAAGCAGTAAAACAGTTTGAAATAAATCAAGGCAAAGACTTCAATCCAAATAGCACAGTTCAACTTCGTTCTCTACTATTTGATTACATAGGACTAGAACCTACAGGTAAAAAGACAGGAACAGGAGCAGATAGTACAGATGCAGAAGTATTAAAAGAATTATCTCTTAAACATGAGATACCTCAGCTAGTATTAGATATAAGACAGAAAGTAAAAATTAAATCAACTTATCTTGATAAAATATATCCACAACTAGATAGAGATAGTAGACTAAGAACAGGTTTCAACCTACACGGTACAACTTCTGGTCGTTTATCCTCTAGTGGTAAAATGAACATGCAACAAATACCTAGAGATAATCCCATTGTCAAAGGGTGTATAAAAGCAGGAGAAGGCAAGAAGATAGTTGCGATGGACTTAACAACAGCAGAAGTATATTGTGCAGCTGTTCTTGCCCAAGATAAAGCACTACAACAAGTATTTCAAAGTGGAGGTAACTTTCATAGTAATATTGCTAAGTTAGTGTTTAATCTACCTTGTTCTGTAGAGGAAGTGACTGAACACTACTCAACAGAAAGACAGATGGCTAAAGCTGTTACCTTCGGTATTATGTATGGGGCAGGCCCAAAGAAAATTAGTGAACAAGTTACTAAAGACAGCGGAAAGTATTTTAGTACAACAGAAGCAAAAGAAGTTATTGATGATTACTTTAAACAGTTCTTTGGACTAAAAAGATGGTTAGATAGTCAGAAAAAATTTATTGAAGATAATGGATTTTTGTATTCATTCTTTGGTAGAAAGAGAAGACTACCAAATGTCTTTTCAAAAGACAGAGGTATAGCCACACATGAAGTTAGGTCTGGAGTAAACTTTCTAGTACAATCTATTGCATCAGATGTAAACTTACTTGGTGCTATTGACGCACAAAAGATTATTAAACAAAGGTATGGTGAACAAGAAGTTATAAAAATATTCGCTTTAGTTCATGACTCAGTTTTGGCAGAAGTACAAGAAGATTATATTCATGAATATAAATCTATTCTGAAAAGTTGTATACAAAAAGATAGGGGTATGTCTATACCAGACTGTCCGATTGGTTGTGACTTTGAGGTAGGAGAGGACTACTCTATGGGTAAATTTGCTAAACAGTATGAAACTTAATGAGGTTAGATTCCCAATATATGTAGTTCATACTGACGAAGTAGTTATTCAAGATGGAATACTATGGTGTGCAGATGCTGTTGTAGACGATAAGAATGTAAGTGGAGATTCTATCGGGCAAAGAAGATTAAAAACTCCACTTAAAAATTTATATGACTTAAAGTATCAAATAAATACTTTTGGGGATATGACAAAACATCGTGGTAAATTTTATGTAGATTCAAATGGTAAGTTTTTTACTTATGAAAAAAGTAAAAAAGCGATACTAAAATATCATGCTATAGATAAAATACAAAGTAAAGATGTGATGACTCTAGTATGGATTTCAGGAATACCTTTTCCATTTGAAGTTGCAAGACCACCACAAAACACAGATAAATATGCAGGAGTGCTGTATATAAATAATAAACCCTCATTCATATATGAGATAACAGACACAAAGAAAAAAGACACTTGGAGAAAGATATGAAAAAATTTACATTTTGGGTTATAGACTGTTGGAACATAGTAATGGACAACAGATATAATCCTCTAAAGTATATACCAGACCCATCATTACAAGCGTATTTTACACTTGTATTGTTTACTATGTGGTCTGCATTTTTTGGCTTTATAGCCATATATTATATGGGTTGGCTTGGATATGATATAGTTACTTCTATCATAGTACACCTTTCAGTTCTAATACCACTCATATACACTAATTTAACTTTTGAAGAAGCAAGAAGAAGCGGAGCTAGTTGGTATATAAAAGAAAGAGAAAGACAGCGAAGAGAAAGCTTGTTTCCGAGAAAAAAGAATGTCGTAAGATGGGACATAGATAAGGAGGCATAATGAAACTTTATGTTTTATCAATAGTAGGTTTTATGGTATTAACTATTTCAGTTACTTACCAAAATCTAGAATACAAAGGATATAGTAAAGGACACTCTTGTTATGGAGACTGCTATAATGAGTATGTAGATACTTATGGGTCGGTTGTAGAACAGCTTTTAGAACAACAGGAAGCAGCTGCAGCTGATGAGTTTTCATCAATACGAGGACTGTGGGCAGGGTGTGCTGCATGTCATGGACAAGACGGACAGGGCATTGGAGTATTTCCTGGACTTGCAGGACAAACTAAAGAATATATAGTAGATAGACTATATGCGTATCAAAATAGAGAAGAGGTAGGAAGTATGAGTTCTACTATGTGGGCTCAGGCAGGTTTGCTATCAGACAACGATATAGATACTATTGGTGAGTTTGTAAAAGCGGGGTTACCAAAATGATTCCGAAACCTCCAGCAAATATAGCAACTTTCTTTTTAAGAATACCACTATCTGCCATGTTTTTACAACAAGGACTCAGCAAACTACCTGTCACAGGAGCAGTAGCAGAAGCCTGGGGACTACCATACATTGTATGGTGGTTCGTAACTTGGGGAGAAATTGGTGCTGCAGTTGGACTCATGGTGGGTGGATTGTTCTCACTTATACCATGGTACAACAAACACTTTTTCATTACTAGACTATCAACACCATATGTAAAAGAAATTATTTACAATACTGGAGATTTGATAACTCGTTTTAGTGGTATAACTATGACATGTATTGCTACAGGAGTTATTTGGATTCTAAGTCCAGATAACCTGTGGGACGTAATCTATAAAGATTATTTACATGTAAGTTTATATGTCGGAGGATTATACTTCGCACTTAGAGGTAATGTTAAAGTCTAAATGAAAGCAATTCTTTCAAATCGTATATACATAGAAGTAACTTCTAGTTATCAAGCAAAACTTGATGAGATACTTACATATTCTATACCGCCTCGTAGACCGACAGACCCACCTATTATCATTAAGAACATGGGTGTAATACGAGCAGGTTTGGTTTCTTTACCAATCGGAAGAATGGATTTGATACCAGAGGATTATGAAGTAGTAGATAAACGAAATGATATACCGATTGAACCTGTAGACTTTAAGTTTACTTTACGAGATTCACAACAAGCCGTTTATGATGAGGTCAATGACAGCTGTATTATAAACGCATGGGTAAGTTGGGGTAAGACTTTTACTGCGTTAGCTATCGCAAACAAGCTAAAACAGAAAACTCTTATCGTAACTCACACATTAACTCTGCGGTCGCAATGGGAGAAAGAAGTGCAGAAAGTCTTCGGGGTTGCGGCGGGTGTGATAGGTTCGGGAAGATTTGAGACAGACTCGCCTTTTGTCGTGGGAAATGTTCAAACGCTTTACCGAAATATTGATAAAATCACAAAGGAGTTCGGTACACTCATCTTAGATGAGATGCACCATGTATCTTCTCCGACATTTACACGGATTGTAGACGCTAGTCGTGCAAGATACAAAATAGGATTGACTGGTACAATGCAGAGAAAAGATGGAAGACATGTTATCTTTCGTGACTATTTTTCTGACAATGTATTGAAACCACCAAAGGAGAATTATCTTACTCCACGAGTTGACGTAGTCAAGTCGGGTATTCGCTTTCTAGACGGAAATGTGGATTGGGCTTCTCGGGTTAACGCACTTGCGTATAACTGGGAGTATCAAAACATGATTGCGTTACTTGCAGCGAACTATGCGGCGAGAGGGCACAAGGTATTGGTTGTCAGCGATAGAGTAGACTTTCTAAAAAATTGTGCAAGACTTGTGGGAGATAACGCAATCTGCGTAACAGGCGAGATACCCCACGATGAACGTCCTGCGCTAATTAAGGGCATATTTGGAGACAAAGATATACTTTTTGGAACACAGTCAATATTTAGTGAGGGCATCAGTTTAGATTGCCTAAGCTGTCTTGTTTTGGGAACACCCGTAAACAACGAGCCCTTACTAACACAACTTATCGGCAGAATTATAAGAATATATGAAGGAAAACTTCAGCCTGTAATCGCCGATATTCACTTAGACGGTCGTACAGCAAGAAAACAGGCTAGTGCGAGAATGGGATATTATATGAAACAAGGCTATGTAGTGTCTGATATAGGAGTAAAAAATAATACTTGACATCAAGTTAAAATTTTGTTATAATGTTATTCTATAATTGGAAAAAGATATTAAGGGAAAGCAAGGGAAATGTTAGTGACATACTAACGATTCTACATATTCTCACCTATAAACTTCCTCCAGTCAATAGACATGACAGAATCTATAAGTTTTGGACAAAAAGCTTCTATGGGAAGTCTTTTTTATTAAATCCCAAACCTCTATTTATTCAACGCAGGAGGTACTCAGATAGCGAACTTGCGCAGTATGCAGGTATCGCTTCCTTGCGCAACTATTTTGAGTACCAAACTAATAAAGATACCACACTAGACCTCCTCCACTTTACTGGGGACGAGGACATTATTAAAAACAACAGATTACTACAAATAAAAAATGACAGAATTCATTTTAAGTTTGAAGAAATCACTTTAAAGGAACTAAAATGGCAATAAAATTTAATCAAGCAAAAGGCGAAGCGCAGAAAAGCAAAATTGACAGTTATCAATATGTGGAAGGCGACAACGTCGTAAGAATGGTTGGTGACATATTACCAAGATATGTATACTGGCTAAAAGGAGAAAATGGTAAGAACTTACCGTTTGAGTGTCTATCTTTTGATAGAAACGCAGAAGCATTTAACAACCTAGAAAAAGACTGGGTAAGAGAATATCACCCAGAACTTAAATGTGGTTGGGCATATGCTATTCAATGTATTCACGAAAACAAAGTAAAAGTTCTAAATCTAAAGAAGAAACTTCTAGAGCAAATCATGGTTGCTGCAGAAGACTTAGGTGACCCAACAGATAACGAAACTGGGTGGGACGTCTACTTCAAAAGAGTTAAAACTGGGCCAATGGCTTACAATGTTGAGTACCAATTACAAGCCTTGAAATGTAAACCAAGAGCATTAAATGATGCAGAAATGGAACTCATTTCAGACTTAAAATCTATGGACGAAGTCTTACCAAGACCTACTCCAGATGCACAGAAAGAGCTACTTGATAGATTGAGAGAAGGTTCTGCAAATGAACCAGATGAGTCTATCACAGAAGAGTTTGATGTTAAGTAGGAGTAATTATGTATACAGTTGGAGACATATTCCCTCAGGTCTGTCTGAAAGCAGTTGATGACGAAAATGTTATAATAGACATTGAAGTCTTATCGGACTGGACAGTAATGTATTTTTATCCCAAAGATTTCACTTTTATCTGTCCCACAGAGATTGCAGCGATGGACTGCTTACTGGAAGAAGCAGATGTTATTGGAGTAAGTGGAGATAATGAATATTGTAAATTAGCATGGAAAGAACAGAATCCTATAATTAAGGATATAAAACATATTCTTGCAGCTGATTGTGGTCTAACTTTATCTAAAGAACTAGGAATAGTAAATGAAGATGAAGGAGTATGTAATAGAGCAACTTTTATTATTGACCCCGAAGGAATCATACAACATGTATCAGTTAATCACTTAGATACAGGTAGAAACGCTAAAGAAATATTAAGAACACTCAAAGCTATAAAAGCTGGTGGTCTGACAGGTTGCGAATGGGAACCAGGAGATGATTTCGTAGCGTGATTTTATTTACAGCAGACTGGCATATTAAGTTAGGACAGAAGAATGTACCTATCTCTTGGGCATGTACACGCTATCAATTATTTTTTCAACAGATAGAAGAAGTAATAGAAAATAACAATGTCAGTTTGCATATCATTGGAGGGGACTTGTTTGACCGAGTCCCTTCAATGGACGAGTTAACACTCTACTTTGACTTTGTAAAAGGTGTTAGTGTAGATACGATTATATTTGATGGTAATCATGAAGCTACAAGAAAACACAAAACATTTTTTACAAATTTAAAAAGAGTAACAGAAGAACTCAATCCAAAAGTAAAAGTTGTAACAGAAACTTTTTACCATCAAGATTGGGCAATTCTACCATATGCTGACCTGCATAGAAAAAAGAGTATAGAAGATATAAATGTAGATTATCTATTCACTCATGTGCGTGGAGAGATTCCTCCCCATGTAGTACCAGAAGTAGACTTAAGTAGATTTGATAAATTTAAAACAGTATTTGCTGGAGACTTACATGCGCACAGTAATACTCAAAGAAATATAGTATATCCTGGTAGTCCAATGACTACTTCTTTTCATAGAAATTTAGTGACAACAGGGTATATATTAATAGATGAGGATTGGTCTTGGACATGGCATGAGTTTGACTTGCCACAACTACTTCGTCAAACTGTTACAAACCCTGATGAAATGGTACAAACAGAGTTTCATCATACAATCTACGAGATAGAGGGTGATGTATCAGATTTAAGTAATATAAAAAATAATGAATTACTTGATAAAAAAGTTATAAAAAGAAAAACAGAGGCAACTCTAATACTAGACAAAGAAATGACGATAGAAGAAGAACTAAACGAGTATCTATCATACATATTAGAGTTAGATGAAAATAAAACAAAAAATATATTAGGAGTGTTTAGTGATTACGCTAAAGAAGCTGCGGTGGAGTAACTGTTTTAGTTATGGGTCAGATAATGAACTAGACCTAAATGACAGCATAGTTACGCAACTTGTTGGAACAAATGGTACAGGTAAAAGTTCTATACCTTTAATACTAGAAGAAGTATTATTCAATAAAAACTCAAAAGGCATCAAAAAAGCAGACATACCAAATCGTGAAGTCAATAATGGCTATGATATCTCTTTGACTTTTGATGTGGTAGATGATGAGTATGAAATTGATGTTGTTCGCAGAGCAAGTATAAAAGTGAAGCTGTATAAGAATGGAGATGATATATCAAGTCATACAGCAACAAATACTTACAAGACAGTAGAAAAAATAATTGGTATTGACTTCAAAACTTTTTCACAGATTGTATATCAGAACACAAATGCAAGTCTACAATTTTTGACTGCTACTGATACTAATAGAAAAAGATTTTTGATAGACCTCTTACAGTTAGATGACTATGTAAAATACTTTGAAGTTTTTAAAGAATTATCACGAAGTTTAGGTGGAGAAGTTTCTCAGACACATGGGAAAATTGCCACAATTGATAAGTGGTTGTCAGATAATTTTCTTGAGGATACATCACTACTTCCAAAATTAGATTTACCATTTTACTCGGAAGAAGACGAAGAAGCTTTGCGTTCTTTACAATTAGAATTTGAAAATATTTCTGAAATTACTAAAAAAATTAATAAAAATAATTTATATAAAAACCAGTTGAAGTCTATAGACTTAGGGTTGGCTAAAGAGTTTATCAGCAAAAATGAAATAGAAGATACGAGTAAGTTAAGGGAAGCAGTAGGAGAATGTACTTCTCAAGTTGCTTATGAAACAAAAATGATAAATAAATACTCCGATTTAGGAGATGTGTGTCCTACCTGTGACCAAACACTTGAAGAAGGATTTTCAGAAATTAGAATAAAAGAACACCAAGAAATAAAAAATAAAATGGTAGAAAAAATAGAAGCACTAAAAACTTCTATAAATAGAAAAGAAGAACAAAATAAAATATATAAAGCTATGCAGCAAAAGGTAGATGACTTTGAAGAATTATATAGAAACATAGACCACAAACTTTCAGATGAAGTTCCTGATGCCCATGAACTAGAAGAAAAGATACAGAAGATAAAATCTAGAATACGAGAAAGAAGAAGTAGAGTAGAAGAAGTAATCACAGAGAATGAAAGAAGAGAAAGACATAATACTCGTATAGGTATCATAGAAGAACAACAAACAGACTTTCAAGAACAAGCAAAAGACTTGGAAGAAAAAGTAAATCAACAAGAAGAAAAATTAAGTCATGTTGAGATACTGAAAAAAGCATTTAGCACAAATGGACTACTTGCTTATAAGATAGAAAATTTAGTAAAAGATTTAGAGGAGTTAACAAACGATTATTTAGCAGATTTATCTGATGGTAGATTTAGTTTGCAGTTTGTTGTTTCCAATGATAAACTAAATGTAGAAATAGATGATAATGGTAAAACAGTAGATATACTTGCTCTAAGTGCGGGAGAGTTAGCACGAGTAAATACTTCTACTCTTTTAGCGATTAGAAAACTAATGAGTAGTATTTCTAAGTCAAGAATCAATGTACTATTTCTAGATGAAGTTACAAATGTCCTTGATGAGCAAGGAAAAGAAAGATTAGTAGAAACTCTACTTGGAGAAGAAAATTTGAATACTTATATAGTATCACACGGTTGGACACACCCACTATTGTCCAAAATAGAAGTTATAAAAGAAGATAAAATAAGCAGATTAGATGGTCAATCCTAGACAGAAAGGAGCAAGAGGCGAACAACAAGTAGTATCTATGTTGAATCGTTTAACAAACGAGGAGTGGACAACAACTCCTGGCTCTGGTAGTGGTAAAATAAAAGGTGACCTTCAAGTACAAGGTAAGTACAATTTATTTTGTGTAGAAGTTAAATTTTATAAAGACTGTGGTTTTAATAGTAAAATATTTACTCAAAAAAGTAATAATATTTACAAGTGGTGGAGTAAACTTTGTAAACAATCAAAGGATATGAA